GTCCCAAGCCTATAAGGTCTAATGGGTTATTTATATGTACCGTTTTACCGTTTATTGTACTATCCATTGTGTAGCCCTCTCATTCCATAACCGTCGATGATAAAATCTTGACCGCTGTATTCTAATTGTGTTGTTCCGTCAGTCCAACCTGTAATGTTGTTATTAATTTCGCACTTCATCAACGTACCTGCTTGAACCATTGTAATTTGTTTAAGTCGTGGACTTACACGCATGCCTGTTTTTGTAACGTTCCATTTAGGTAAGTCAGCACTTGTTGTTTCGCTTTCACTTTGCATATAAGGAGTTGGTGTTTCTCCGTGTTCAATTTTGTATCCTGCGACTGATAAGCCATCTTTAATAGTAGGGCCATTATTAAATCGAAGATACATTGCGACCTCTTGACCTGCTTTAAAACTACCTGTATAAGACTGAATTACAAATTTTCCGCCTGTATCGGTTACATCTATTATTATTGGAGGTATTCCTGTGGGTTTAAGTGTTTCAATAATAAATTTACCGACATAACCAGTTTTTACTTTAACAATCATAGAAAATGAATAAATACCGTCTGAGGGGATAGTAAAAGGTTTAGTTATACCTGCGTTATAAGCTCCGTTGTATGACATCACAGTCAAACCCTTATAAGTACCATTCTTGTACCAAGCGGTTGAATTCCACCAATCGCCACTAAAGTCTTTAGTACCGCTTAACAAGTTAAAGTTAGAGTTAAAACGACTAATAGAAACGTTACTTAATACTTTAACTCTATATATTTTCATGTCTACGTCTATATAACCCTCTGCATACATCTCTCCACTTTTAGAACTTTGCAAAGGGTCAGCATAAAACATTACACAAAAGTCCATTTCTTCGCTGTAGTATAGCCCCATATAAACAGTTTTATTACTAAAGAAATCAATGTATTGCTTTTTGCTCAATGCTACTTGTATATTACTCTTACTAAAATTAATAAGCTCAATAGGGTTGTGTATTAACAACTCCTCAAAATTTAACCATGAAATCATTTACTTGTACACCCTTTCTATTGTGCATAAACCAGTCATAAAATTAACCGAACGAACTCCACACTCCCCATAAGTTAAGCTGCTTACGTTCGCCTTTTGTCCCCACCAAAATAGCTTGGTATTGTAAGCAGTTGCGTACATTTGAGGGTTAAACTTAACTTCGTTATACTTGATAACTGGGAACAGTTCTTCCACTCCTAGCGTTATCGGTCTAACGTTTGCAGGAAAATCAACGTAATTCTTATCTGTCATGATAACATTACCTTTCAATTCTCCATTTTTTGGTATGATACCCCAAGCACTAGCCAAAGCCGTGTTACTTGCCGGAATCGTAAACTCTCCGCTTTTACTCCACGTTCCATTGCTTTGTTGTTGAAATAACCATGCTTTTTTAGTGTTATAGTTAGCAAAAAGAATTTGCGTTGGTACTGGTCTAGTTCTTGAATTTTCGTATTCTCTAAACCAATCTTCTGTACTTCGCTCTGTTCTTAATACACCAGTAGCCCAAATACTTGTTGCACTAGAAACCCCTTTGAGTTTTTTAGTGTCCGTTTCATTTAGTTTTGGTTTATAAGGCGCTAAAACAACACCAGTAGGAAAAGACACGCTTCCAGTCCATTCATTCATAGAACTATAATTTGTTTTTTCACTAATCCTACAATTCTCAATGTTATAACTTGCACGCATTTCATTCGCGTAGCTATCAAAGTTCCAATCAGACCAAAAAGAACCCATGTTATAGCCTGTATTAACCATTGCCGAACGAAGTAGTTCATCTACTCTGTAACGTTTATCAGCTTGTCGGTAATAATACCCCTCTATGATGTTACTTGCCATTTCTCCGAAAGTACAATCAATTGCAGTATTTGCGTCAGTAACGTATAACGGTTCTTGGTTATCTGCCCATGCCTTTGTGTCGCTATCAAAAGTTTGTCGCTTGTCTGTGAACTGTTCAGGATAAATGACGTTACCTGTCAAATCAAATATGCCTTCGCTTCCATTCAAAACGTGAAATTTGAGTGTTCTACCTGCTTCGGTGTCATAAGTATCGGAATCAATACCAATCAATACACGTTGCCCTAATGGACGACTATAACACCAAATAGCTTCTTGTTTGCAAATTCCTCTTTCTTCTAGATAAAAGAGTTCTTTACCGGTTTTAGAACCTGCCCAAATATAATCTTTATAATCGGTACTTTGTGGTGGTGTCCCCTCATAAGTCCCAGTAAATGGCGGTGTTCCGTCATCTGTGTTAGTTTTTCGATAGCCGTTAAACTCATCTCTATCCTCAACGAACGGAGTAACCTCTCCACCTTGTTCAATCTTAGGTAAATACACTTCAAATTGTACAAAATCGCTTGTTTGTGCTACTTCAAAGGCTATACCAAACTTTTCTACCGTTTCCGTACTAAGTAGCGTGTATACTTCTTTTACATCTAAGTATTGATTAGGTTGAACTTGGTATGTACCTACAAGCTCATTTTTAGTACCGTATAAAAGTTTTAACCTTACCTCTAATACATTTACACTAGAATTATACAAAGTGCCTGACAAGCCATATTTTTGCCCTTGTGTGAGGTTCGGTGTTACAAAGTTAGGATATAAACTGGGGTGTTGTTTTCTTTCATAATCTGTACAAAAAGCAATACCGCTTATTTTATTCTCCCCTTGTGGTTTAGTAACAATAGAACCATAGCTGAAGGGTCTGTTCCAGTCTTCAGGACATTGTTTTCTTTGCCAACGCTTGCTTGTTTCTGCTCCAGTCGTTCCGTCTAAGAGATAGATATGTTGTGGCAATAATTCAATTGTTTCGATACTTTTTAAAGAACAACGTTGTACAATGTTCCAATTAGGTTTTTTAATCGTGAAATCTCTACCAGTGTTAGAATTCCAACAATATGCTTTAAAAATAGTCATTCTATCGCTAAGCCCTCCACTAAGTCTACTAGTTCTTTTTCTGTGCTTACTTCGTCCACTTTTTGTTGTTTAAGTTTAACGTTTGCGTCAATATAAACACCCTCAATCTCCATTAATTTCAACAATGCCGAACGGTCTGGCAGTTTATTAACTTCTGTAACTGTTCGCCCTGTTTCTGTCTTCCGTCCGTTTGCGTTATTTTTGTATTGGATAACCGTTTTTGTTTCTTTTGCTCCAAAAGCTAGGGTTTTTAATGCCTCTAGCATTTTTTTGTTTTCTTCTTCTGTCATAGCCATTAGATGAAATAGTCCTCACTTTCTTCACTTTCTAAGAACCACCACATTAGATTAATTAAAGCGTCTGCCAAATCAATCTTGTCTGTGTAGCCCTTTTTAATAATACGCATAAGCCCAAAATCGTTTATTTTCGTTTCTGCGTTCATTAAATGCACCGCTAGTAATTTACTATCAAAATGTATTTTCCCCTCCTCCATGAGCTTCTGTGTGGCTTCTAGAGTGTTTGATAGTTTGAAACTGTTCTGCATTACTTTGTTATAAAATTCAATGTCATAGGTTTGTTCAAATTTATCAATGAAATTTCTGGCATAGTTAGGGTCATAATTCAACGCAATAGGAACACTACCGTTCATAGCACTCATAAAAGCGTCCCATGCTTCGTCAGACATGTTATTTACACCCTCGTGTGTTATTGTTTCCCCTAAGTGTTTAAACTTGTCTTCTGCACTCTCTGGCATGACAGGGATAGCCTTGAAATAATAGTGTCCGTTTTCTCTGTAACCTATTACAGTACCCCAAACATCGCCACGTACTGAAAAGTCTGAACCGATAGCAACTAAACGACCCTCAAAGTCTAATGGCGGTACTAGACACTTATCTACAATTTGTTTTGTAAAAATAGTGGTGCTGTCAGTCATTGACAAATTGAAACGTTTAGTAATAATTTTAGCCATTTTTACAGGGTTACCAATTGCCCCTATAAAGTCCTTTTGAATATCCTCAAGACTTAAAGTGTAGCCTAAAGCTGGGTTAGCTTTAATGTATTTAGAACTGTCTTTTACTTCGTCATAATCATCTAAAGCATAATAGAATACCCAATGACTGAAATCGTCATCTTTTACCCATTCTTTCCAACTTTCAAGCTCGTCATCGTAAGCACCGCCACGAATAACGTTGTTTGTTGTTGAAATAAAAAGCGTACCCTTATTTTTTCTTAGCCCCTGTCTAATAGTGATAAGAGGGTTCTTTTTAAATGCACCAAATTCATCTATGATAACAAGTTGTTCACGTCCACCGTCTAGCGTGTCTTCGTTACTAGCATAGATAGAAATCTCTGTGCCTTTGCTTTTTAGAATTGAGTTATCTTTTACAAGTATTTGTTCCTTGTTTAGTTTAAACTGATTTTTAAACTTATTAATGGCGGTACCTTGACAGTTTCCCATAGCTCTGAAATGCTTCATCAGAATTTTTTCAGCTTGGTCTTTTTTGGTAGCCATTAAAGCAATAACGCTATTAGGTTTAGGAAACAAAAAGAGTTCAATCAAAGCTATCATGACATCAAGAATAGATTTAGCATTTGAGCGTCCTACAATTACAACAACCTCATCAATTTGATAAGGTGTGCAATACATCAAAGTAAGCACCGCCTTATGATATGGTATGATTTTAAAACGTTCGTTGTTAGGCAAAGTCATAAACTCCTCAATAAAGTTAAAGATTTTATCTGCCTTTTTGTAGTCTATTTCATGTTCGATTTTAGCCACTTTTTTCTTTAGTAGCTTAATCATTTCGCCATTATCTTTCTCTTGTCCTATCCAGTCTTGAATTAAACTCATTTTTATATCTCCTTATATTAAACCCTCCGCTATTATTCTAGCATAGTCTATCAAGTCGCCACTTCGTTCCATTCCTTGATGGCATTTATGGCAAAGAACTTCGGTTGGTACGTTTATTACTTCTTTGTCAAAGTCGTTGACCTCTAACATGTCGTTTTGCCATTGTAAGGGAATAACGTGATGACAAATTAAGTGTTCTGTACTCCAACACTTCTCACAATGTCCTACCCTGTTCTTTTCTTCACGTGCCTTTTTTATCCACTTAGGGTTATTGTATAGCTTACTTTTAGTATAAATCAACGCTTATTTAGTTTTACCCCATTTCTTTCTAGTTTGTTATAAATTTCGTTCGCAATTCTACGACCGTCCGCACTAGATTGTACGTAAATTTTGATGTCTTGTTGCGAATTATCTTGTGTTCCAATGCTAGATGTTGCTGTTTTTCCTTTTGTCGCTTGTGCATAAGGTTGGACTGCATTAACAGCTCTGCTGATTGCTTCCCTACCGCCTGCGAAAAATTGCAAGTCCAATGGCAGTTGTCCGTTTCTTGAGCCTAGAATTTTTTGACCTAGTGAAGTAGGCTCTTTAATTCCAAGAGGGTCAATATTACTTGTTAGCCAATGAAAGTCACTAAAAGCGTCACCCCATGTACTGTTCTTTCTGAACCCTAACGCTTTACCAAGTAAACCAGTGTTACCCCCAACGCTACGTGAAAGGCTCAATGCACTTTGAACGGCACTATAAGCATCGTTAGCCCAGTTGTACAAATCTCTTAATGAACTAATAGCTGAGCTAACTTTGTCCAAGAAACTACTGATAGAAGTGAAGTTGATTTTATTGAAAAATTTAGTAACTGCGTCTTTAGCATCGTTTACTGCGTCTTCCATTTCTTCATTTGATACTTTACCATCGTGGTTTTTGTCAATAATTTTCGTTAATGCCCCAACTGCTTTACCTGCCATTTGACCTAATTGGCCACCGATAGTGCTTGCCATTGTTGTAGCATTGTTTCCTAAGCTACCCATGTCAATGCCTGTGTCGCCTAGAGCTTTACGGAAACCGTCCAAAGCACTTGTATTGAAACCATTAGAAATCATTTCACGAATTTGTCCCCAAGTGCTAGGACCGCTTGAAGCCAACTGCTCCCCTTTTTGTTGGAACAATTCAATAGCTCTATTCATAACCTCTGTACTGAAAACTCCGTCTTCCATTTTTTCTTTGAAGTTTTCCATAGTGACAGCACCGTCGCTAGTTGCACTCATGGCGTTAACCAATGCACTTGTGAAACCGTCGCCGAATACGTTGGTAAAATCTTGTACACTTAATTGACCGTCTTTGAGCATACGTTTAACGCCACCAGTAGAAACCTCAATGCCTTTTAACGATGTTTGAGCTTTTGCCATTTTACTAGCCCAATTATCGCCAAAGGTATTTGCCAACAAGTCTGCTTCTACTTTACCTTTTTTCAAAGCGTCAGGCAATTGTTCAGCTGTCATTCCTACATTTTGCATTTCGTTTGCTGCCTGAATAAGCATATCGCGGAACTGCGCACCAAGTGCCGATTGCATCATTTGGTTGAAATCTTGAGCGTGTAACGTTCCTGAACCTAATGCTTGAGCTAAACCATAAGTAAATTGCTTTTGAGTGTCCATTCCTAGACCTAAGCTATCCCCTACGGCATTAATAGCATTAACAGTCTTATAGGCTTCATCTCCACTTACTTTCATATAACTGGAAATAGTAGCCCCTAATTCATTCAAATCATTCTTTTGTGATTTTAAGAGTGAGCTACCTTTGTCAATATGGCTATTAAATTGTTCGTAACCTTTAGCTCCGTCTGAAAGAGTTGTGCTAAGTGTTTTCTGTGCCTGAACTTGCTTATCATACGTATCCATTAAGTTGTTTGCAAAGCCACCAACTAAGTCAGTAGCCTTTGAAACTGCTCCAGTGACTAGCCCAATTCCTGCATTAACTCCGCCTATAACATTCCCAATTTTTGAGAAAGTAGAAAGCATGTTAGAGCCGTAACCCTTAACCTTATCAACTGCACCTGATAAGCTGAAACCTTTATTTGAGCCAATTTTAGAAAGTTCTGTGCTTAGTCTAGTCGCTTGAGTTTGTGCCTTTATCAACTGGCTTTCTAATGCCTGTACTTGTTTTTGTGTTGCACCTGACATCTTAGCATTTGCAAGTGCCTTTGTTAAATTATCAACGTTCTGTTTAGCAAGGTTTAAAGCTCTTTGTGTTTCTTTAATACCTTTGTCTTTCATAGTCACAGAACCTGTTATTTGAGCGTTCTTGTTCGTTTCTTTAGCTAGACGACCAATGTTATTAATTTCTCTTTGTGCTTCCCTAGCACTACTTAGAACCCCTTTAGTGTCAAGTTCTGCCTGAATGACATATTTTTCTTTAGCCATTGTTTGTTATACTCCTTAACTTACGCTTAATGTTTTTAGTTTTATCGTCCATTTCGTGAGTTGCTCTAACTAATGTTCGTCCATAACGTTGGTGCAAACTACGGTCATGTAATAAAACATTGAGCATTCTCCAACTTTCATCCTTTGCTTTGAAGCCGTTGATGATACCAATGTTTCCGCTTTTTAGTGAACCGTATGAACGTGTTATTTGCTTATTAATTTTCTTGGTATCAAACTTAACAGGGTAACGTGAGAAATCTCCACCCAATGAACTTTTATAACTCCGCTTTACCGTATTCTGATTAGAATTGAAACTATCAACCATTTCTAACCAAACTTTCTTAAGCTGTTTCTCTGTGAACTTTTCTAGTCCTGTGACTTTGTTGGTGGTTGCCATAATTCTACCTCCACATGTTCTGCTTTGTTTATTTCTTCTGCGGTTGTTTTCTTCTTCTCTTTAGGTGTCAATGCTGAAATTAATTTTAGTGTCCACGCTAAAGGTCTATGGCTATATACTTCATAGGGAACTCTAAAAGCCGTCATCGCACTAACAATTGCAAGTGTTGTAATTCTTGCGGTTTCCCCTATTTCTTCGTTGTTAGTGCTATCGCTTTTTTTGTTTCGTCTACCAATTGTTCCATAAGTTCGGCAACCGTAACAGGCAACAAACCACCAATTAAAGCTCCTAGAATTTCATCAAGTGTATATTGTGGCGCGCAAGCCCAAAAGAACAATGCCAAACTGTGATAGTCACGTTCGTTCAAATCTCCGAAGTAAATTCCGTTATCTTCCATACGTTCTAATGCTTTAAAATCAAATTTAAAATCTTCTTTTTTCATTTGTGTGTTCTCCTTATAAATTAAAATAAAAGAGTGGGAACTATTAATTCCAAGCTCTCCACTCTTAAAAAATTATAACTTAATGTCTTCCTCCGTGAGCGGTTTAAGTTCCGTGAACAACTTTTTGAAAGCAAGTGCATGTCCACTTGTACCAGTTGCCAATTCTTTGTCAGATACTTTGAACTTAACAAACAAGTGTTTCGTGTTCAATATTGAAAAGTCTCCAAGTGTCACAGTTGCTGTGTGTTCGTACTCTTTACCAGTTGGACTTTCTTCGTCCGCTTCGGCTGTGTCACTTGGTGTTGTAGCCTGAACACTTGGGTAGAATGTCGCTTTATACCCAGTTCCGTCGTCGTCGCGATAACGTTCAGCATAAGCGAAGCCATAAGGTTTGTAATTTCTTGGGTCGTCAATCAAGAAATTATTCCATAAACTAAACCCTAAAGCATGAATTGCGAATTCATCAGGCAAATCATACGACTTAACTGTAATTTGTGTGTTTTTAGAACCTGCGATTGTACGATAAGGAGCGTTAAACCCTGCATAAAAATTTTTGTTTTCTTGATTGGTTTCTGCTTCAATACCACGCAAGCCTGCGATTGGAATTCCCGGTTTCAACCCTTTAGGGTCTATGAACGCTACCCCATACCCTAGACCGTGGGTCAGTTCATTTTTGGATGTATATGTCATTTATTTTTTATCCTCCTACTACTGTTTGCCAAGTTTTAATAGCACCATCTTGAAAGAAACCACCACAAGCGGTAATAGTGCCATACACTTGAATTTTATTATAACGAACGTCTTTAGTTACTTTAAACTGTGGCACTAAGTCCCCTACTAGAATACCCTTGTAAGGGTTGATAAGAATTTTATCAAAAGTGTAGTTTGAACTTTTATTATAACGATTAAAGCTCAATGTTTCAATTTTTGTTACTCCGTCCACAACTGGCGTGAAATCATTTTCTTTTACAAATAGGATATCGTCGCCGGACTGTGAAAACTTCTCAGCACTTGCTTTCCACTTAACAGCCCCAATAATTGAACTATTTCCAAGCGCGTGAATTCCGCCCCAAATTAAGTGACTTTCGATTGTTTGATATAAAGTATCTCGTACAATTTGCAAAGCGTTTTGTACACCGTCAGCAGTCAAATTACCTGCGTCAGCTAAGTTGATACCAAAACCAAAACCACGAGGAGTTAAGGTTTTATAACTCGTTTCATTTAAATCTAACACGCCACCAGTTTGTCCTTGCTCTTTAGCTTCAGGAAATTTTGGTAAGTCTACCATTTGTAATAAATCAGTCTCAACTTTAGGAATACGTGACAAGAGAGGGAACAAGTTTCCCAGTCCCTCTACTTTAACCGCATTAACCACATTCTTAATTTGTTGAGAATAACGGTCTGTGATATTAAAATCAGCCATTATTTACCCCTTTCTTATTTAGACACCTAAACTACCCTTTTTTTTTAGGTATGCTGAACGGTTTTTACCACGGATAGAACCACCCACAAGAGTTTCAGATAACCATTGTTCAACATTATAACGCAAGTCAAAGTCGTTGTAATTTTCCATGTTCAAATCTCCAATAAGTACGTACTCATCGTGATTGTATACGGCTACCTCATCTTTAGGCATCCATACACGTGTTTCAAGATTTACGGCACCAAACGATTGAGCGATTTGTGCCTTTGTCGCAAGTTCATTGAAACGTGCATGACCGTCTGAACCTTTGAGCTTACGCAATTCAGCAAAAGTTTGTGGACTCATAACAATTGTGATTGCGTCAGAAATTGAGCATTCAGCAACTGCGTCAGTAATACCCTCAAACAAGTCTGTGTACTCGATTTGTTTAGTCCAACCGTCAGTAGCAGTTTTCAAACCATAGAAACCATTAGAACCGTCAGCTGAACCAAGAATCATGTTATGTTCCACTTTTTGAATAACACGGTTTACCATGTCTGACATTACATATTCAGATAACGCTCCTGAATCATTTACACCGCGGACGGTTGCCTTGTCCATTTGTAAGTAAGCCTCTGCCATTTGTGGACGAAGTGAACGTTTTGTGGCTGTTTGAGCTTTGTTTTTGTCTGCACCTGCTTTAAATGTACCAGCGATGAAAGTATCATCTACACCGTCTTCTGCAAGTGTCAAACCTTGGAAGCGTGCTTTCATAGCACCGTCATAGATACCTGACTTTTTAGCATATTTTGAAGTGATAGACCCAAGAGAATTAACAACATTCAAATCTCCGCTATTAGCAAATTCACGCAAGAAACCTTGTTCTGGCATTTCAGCCATTTTGCTACCAAGTTCACGCATAAATTTTTGTTCAGCAACTTCAGGTTTTTCGCTAGGAATACCCGCTTCACGCTCTTTTTTAAGTTCTTCACGTTCTTTGTTAAGCTCTGTTACTTTAGCTTCAAGTTCTCGAACTTTTACGCCTGCTTCGATTGCTTGTTTCATGATTTCTTGTGTTTCGTTTGCACCCATTTGTTTTTGTTCTCCTTTTTCTTCTTCTCGTACTTTTGTCACTTTAGCACCTTTGTTGCTAGGTAACGGAGTTAGTGACACCTCTGTAATTGTAACATCTTTATAGTAACCTACTCCGTCAATTTCACGTGCTTTCATACCGTTAGCATTAAAGCCAACTGATAGCCCTGTTTCCTCAATCTTTTCGGCTGTGTATTGTTCTTCATCAACGTAACCTGTCAAGATTACATTGTCCCCCTCAAGATGTACAAACCCTGACCCAATCTTTTCTCTATGGCGGTTAAGAATGTCAACTCCCTCTCCTGCGTTGGAAATGGACTCGATGACCGTGCCATGAGCGTCAATCGTTCCCAATGGGTTCGCTATCCCTCTTACTGCTTTTACTTTCAATGTTTCCCCCTTTTGCTGTTGTTGATATATAAGCGACAAAGTTTTCTTGATTGAAAACAATGTTCTTATCGTGTTGTTTTAGTAATGGCAACACTTTTTGAATTGCGAAAGCGATGATAGTAACTTCATTACTTTGTCCATAAAGTAACTCTCTTGGCATTCCATACTCACTCAAAGCAATTTCTATTGCAAGGTTTGCGTCATTTTGTAGTGAACCGCTATAATCTGGCTGAATCTGTTTAATATCATCATCTGAACCAATAACGGACACACCGTTGAACTCTCTTGCAAGTTGTTGCTGTTGTGTTAGACGTTCACGAATTCTGTCCCAAACTTCTTTCAAACCGCTAGAAACTTTAGTTTTCCAATAGATTTTGATTTGAGCTTGAGAATCAAGTCGTCTACCAATTCCATTACTAGCCATTCCAAACATTACACCAAACCGTTGTGGGTTAGCACCATAGAAAGGGTTTAACAGCATTTCATAGTCGCTTGTTCTAATAGTGACCTGTCTGCGGTTCGGTTCTCTAACTAAAATGTTAAACTGGTCTGCGTTTACTCTTTGAGCGTAATACTTGAAACCACCATACCAAACACGATATACTTCTTGACCCTGTAAAGCCCAAAAGAATAAGTCTTCTAGTTTGGACGCTTCTGAATAATCAACATTATCAAAATAGGAAACTAAGCCCAAGAGTTTACCAAGTAACAAATCAGTTGTAGGTTCTTGGACCGTGAAAGTTGAAAAGCTCACATCTTCCGCTCTGCGTGATAGATTAAATAAGCTCATTCACTTCCTCCTTATTTGAACTCTCCTGAATTCATGTCAATTTTGATACCGAACTCTTTTTCGATTTCTGCACAAAGCATTGTATCAATTGGTAAGTTAAGTTTAGCCCATTTGTTTTGATAGTTGTCCAACATTCGTGTTGTACGAATATGACGAATGCTTATACCGTCAGAAACATACCAATGTTTAGGTTTACCACTTCCGTCTAGTCCTTTAATAAGATACATTTTGATTTCTCCTTTTGTTTGAATATTTTGGTTTGAATTACTTGATACTGGTTTATTAAATAAGTCAAGTTCTGCCTGTCTGCGTCTTACTAAACCTTGTAGCACTTGACCGCCTGCATTACGATACTTCGGAATCATTGAAGCACAATAAGCATGACTGAATGAACCCCAACCGTCAGCAACAAAAACATTACCGCAGTTATAAGCCAACGACACCAAAGCGTCAAACTCATTTTGATTTGCTTTGCCTTTCACGTAAGCGTCAACCATAGGTGCATACTTATTATTAATGTCAATTTCTAGTTGACTATCTGCTTGAGCTTGTGTCCACGTTGTACCTGCTTCGACTCCATAATGTCCCCAACCAATGGTGTACATTTGTTCCCACGGTACTGGTTTATAAGCAGTCAATCGGCAACCCTCGAACTCTTTAATCAAGTTCAAACCGTTTTGAGATATTTTGATATTATCACCTCCATTTTTTATTATTGTTTTTATAAGGGAACAATTAACCCAAGTGTTCACAATATGTCAAGATGTTATAAGCGTCTGCTATGTTGTCATCTTTGCAATCAGAATCAACCAAACCTGTGGCTTTTAAAAGCTCTAGACTTTCTTCTTTGCGTTGTTCTCGTTTGCCTGAAATAAGATGATAGCTACACCACTTAGAGTTATCTATGAAAGTATAGCCATTTACTAAACCGTCAATAGCACCGATAAAATAACCGTTACAATTAGCCAATGTAATACTGTGTTTTCTGTTTCTACCCATGATAGGAGTTTCAATGGCTAGATGATAATCTTTCAAGTCAAACTCATCAATGATATCTTTAATTGCGTTTACGATGTCATAGGTACGTTCCCAAGCGTTTTTCTTTGCGTTATATGCTTTAATAGAACCAACAAACAATTTACCGTCTTTTCTAAAAGCGTACCCTGTTCCCTCGTTTTTCTTACTAGCTGTGCTAAAATCAATAGCTAAAATTTTTTTCATTTCTATCCTCTTAAATAGGTAGGCTATAAGAAGTCACGACTGCGTAAACATCTTTTTTACTTTTGTCAACGTTGACACCGTAGTCAGTTTTAGAAATAAACTCTAACACTTGTTTCAATTCTATTTCATCATTAACAAAATAGATGTTTTTTTCTGCCACGTCTTTACCTCCCTCATTGATTATGTTATTATTATAGCATACCACTTTTTTAGTTTTACTTTTATTATACCTACAAAAGATTCGGATAGTTTACAATTTAATTAAATAATTTGTAATCAAAAAATAATATATTGCTGACTATTCCCACGGTTGAGCGATTCTTTTACTTTTGACCCTGATTTTTTTACTTGACTTT